CTTATTTTAGGTAGGAGATCTAATGTCATTCTTTTCACAATTCCCGAAAGTTGATTACGATTTTAATCGTACCGGTACTATTCAACAAATGGTAAATATATTTCGAAGTGTTCGTACACAAGGATCACTTATCGATAACTCATTATTATATAAAACTTATAATGTAAAAAATGGTGCACGCCCGGATATTGTTTCTCAAGAGTTATATGGTACTCCAGATTTTTATTGGACCTTTTTTATTATTAATGATTTTTTACACGACGGCCTACAATCATGGCCTATGAGTGAAGCCGTAATAGAAAAATATATAGAAAAGAATTATAGTGGTATTGCAATATGTTTTAAACCAGAACTCGAACTTGAAACTGGAGCTGGTTCAACCCAAGGTACTTCAGATTCAATCTCTGGATTACTTGAACTAGGTGAACTTATCTATGGAAGTAAGTCTGGTGCAGTAGGTAGACTTGTAAGAAAGGATGCTGACTTACAGCAAATTGTATTACAAGATGTATTACCTGGAGCTGCTGCTTCGACTGGTGGTGGTATTAATCCTAAGACTGGTGTTCCAGATCTAAGTATAGAGCCAAGCGGATTCAGAGGTACAAACAATGGAGTATCTGCATTCGACAGTAATAACACAGACTTTTTAAGTGGATCTGTGACAGCATTGGATTCATCTACATTATTTAGTTTACAGACATATGAAGTATATCCTTACGCTGAAGCTCCTGCATATTATTATGAAGTGAATGATAAGTTACGCCGGCCAGTTACTTCAAATAAAATTACACCAACATCAAGTACGTATAGTGATTTACAGTGGGACAAGGATCTGCAACTAGGTGCTACTGGCTATAATGATTTTAATAGTATAGGCACGACAGTCATGACTAATTCTTCCGAACTTGCTCCATTAATTACTTCAGGTGGTTATAAGCAAGAGTATCAACAATATGGTACAGTAGAAGTAGACGATCAAACTGGTCTAACTACAACATTTTCTGCAAATCCGATTACGTATATTTCGAATAGACAAAGAATACGAGAAATTAACGAAGAACGATCACAAATAAGAGTAATAGATCCTAATTACATTAATCAGTTTTTAAATGATTTTGAGGAATTGATTAATGCCTAGTACTTCAAAGACTGAAGCAACAAAGTCTATACTTCCAAGTTCTTATGATATTATATCTGTAAAGCTTACTTTAAGTAATTCGAATGTAATTGAAATAAAAGAATTAGTTGCTTCACTTGAAATAGTTGAAAGTATATTTGCCCCAGTTATAAGAACAAGCATGCGTATAATCGATGGCTTTGGTTTATTAACTGATGGTCACGTTGTCGGTGGTGAAAAGATAAGTATACTTATCGGTAGATTTCCATTAGACTCAGACGAAGCAGAGTCATTTAAAATAAATGTTGTTATAGCAGAGATACATGATCATACAACACCAAAGCCAGGATTACAAGCATATAGCTTCACGTGTCTAAGTGAACATGCTTTCGTTAATAACGCTACATCAATCAATAGATCATTCGATGGTACGATTACAGATTTAATAAGCAATATATGTACTAATGATTTAAATACAAAACTTGATAATATCGAAGAAAAATCAAGTGATGCAATTAGTGGTATATATCCCGATTTAAAACCATACGATGCAATTACATGGTTGCTTAGAAATTCTACTGATGAAGGAACACCTTATTTCTTCTATGAAACTATACAAGATGGATTACAATTTAATTCATATAAACAACTAAACGATAAAGAAGTGTATAGAGAATATAATAACAGTTCTTTTTATAAGTCAACTGTTGCAACGCCTAGTCATTATAATGAAGCAAAACGTAAAATTATAAAGATGTCTTCCGAATTAAATACATCTATATATGAACTCATAGGTAAAGGAGCTTATTCTTCGACTGTACAAACGTTAGATATATCTACGAAGAAATACACTTCAGTTAATAATTCATATAAAGAATCTTTCGAAAAGTTAAACCCTAGAGGTAAAATGTTTTCGGATAATATACAATTTAATAATACTCAATTGGTGAATAACCATAAATCAAAAGAATTCTTTATTACAAAAAATTCAAAAAGCTTTAAAGGCCGTAATAACTATCATAATGTTATATCGAATTCTATATCAGATAAAACAAGTCAATTTGCTTCTTTAAGCTTTATGGGATTGGATATATTCGTATACGGTGACTTTAATTTAGCTGTAGGTAATAAAGTAAATTTACAAATTACAAAAAGTACTGATGTAAATATTCAAGAATCTAATCGAAAAACTGGCATGCAAGATTTATTATTATCTGGAAATTATATGGTAACAAGCATTGCACATGTGTTTGATGGTACTGAATATAAGTGTGATGTAGGTATACAGAAAGATAGTTTAAACTTTGATTTAGATTCTGAAATAAAAATTGGTAGCTCTCAAAATACTTCTAGTAGTATATTACGAAACGGATAATTATGAATAGAAATAGCGATAGTTTTAAAAATGGTCAATTTACATGGTTTACTGGTGTAGTCGAAGATATAAATGATCCGGCTAAATTAGGGCGTGTACGTGCACGATGCTTTGGTTACCATAGTGATAGTCTGTCTGATATACAAACAGCTTCTTTACCGTGGGCTACAGTGATGGGTCCTACAAACAGTGCTAATGTATCTGGTATAGGTACAACAACTCATGGCTTAGTGAATGGTACATGGGTAGTAGGATTCTTTCGTGATGGCCCTAGCGCACAAGATCCTATCATTATGGGAACAGTTGGATCTACATACGAAGAAAAACCAATTACGACTATAGGATTTTCAGATCCATCTGGCACATATCCAAAATTACAAGGTTCAGAAGAGACTTACGTAGACACAAACTTGTTGGCACGTGGTACGAACACCATCGTACGAGAACTTGATACTGTAACATCTGAACCTGCTACAAAGTATGCTGCAGTCTATCCGAATAATAAAGTAACACAAACAACATCAGGTCATATCATTGAGATAGATGATACACCTGGAGCAGAAAGAATTAATGTTCGTCATATGTCTGGTACATTTATTGAGCTTCATCCGAATGGTGATATAGTACAAAGTAATGGCAACAAATATCAAATAACAACTGGCAATGATAATGTTCATATAACTGGTACTTGTAATATTACAGTTGATAGCGATGTTAATCTTACTGCAAATGCAAACGTAACAGCTTTAGTTACTGGCAATATTGATCTTACGGCAAATTCAAACGTAACAGCTAGTGTAAGTGGAACAACAAGTATCACGTGTCCTACGACGAATATAACTGGTAATGTTAATATAACTGGTGACTTAGGAATAACTGGTACGTCAACTGCAAGTGGTGATCATGTATCTGCAGGTATATCTGGTAAAGGACATAAACATACTGATACACCAGGCCTAGCAGCTGGTATAACGAGTACACCAATATCATAGAGGAATAAAAGAATGTCACACGAGTTTAAAATTTTTAAAAGGTTGCCGAAAATATCTTTCGAGAAATGTTTTAATGAATGTTCAAAACAATTACTAGGTGGTGCTGCAACAGTCTCTGGGGAAGGCAGCACAGAGTTTGATAAGTTACTAACACTTAGAGATGCTATGGATAAAAACTTACAGTATAGTGATTCATTTGGTTTTGCATCAGTAGAAAATAACACAGTTCGTTATATGGTTATTGGTAAAGTTGAAACATGGAAAAATAAAGATGATATGTTCCATTGTGAATTCATTCTTTTAGGTAACGATAGTAATAATTCACGTTCGTATATTTATGACATTAAAACCGAATATAAACTTTTAGGAGACTTCTTAAAACAACAAGGATTTAAGTGGCATAGATCGACTCCAATCATAGATAGCACTATTGATCATCTTATGATGAGTGACTTATATAGAAATAATATAGGTCCTTATATGCAAAGAGAGAATATAAGTGACAAAGAATATCTACATCTATTATAAATAACTATTATGGCTACATATAAATCAGACAAAAGTGGACAAGTTTCTATTACTTCAGTAAAGAGTCGTTATAGTGATTTGAATTTACAAATGATACCGCATCCTTTAAAGAAAGATATTATTCCTCTTAAAGATGATGCTGCGGTCAAGAACGCTGTTCGTAATTTATTACTTACTAACTTTTTTGAAAGACCGTTTAATCCTACAATGGGTGCAAACCTAAGAGGTTTATTATTTGAACCTAATGATGCAATTACTCGTTTAGCTATTGAAGATGGCATACGTAATGTATTAGAGCAGTATGAACCTCGAATCGAAAATATTAATATAATAGTAAAAACCACACCAAATGAAAACGAATACAGGATTGTTTTAGTTTTTAGTATTAAAGAAAACGATTCAGTGCAAGATCTCGAAATCAATTTAAGAAGACTAAGGTAAAAAACAATGGCCTCTAATTTAAATGTTACTGAACTAGATTTTGACCAGATAAAACAAAATCTTAAAAACTTTATGAAATCACAATCACAGTTTGCTGATTATGATTTTGATGGATCTGGTTTAAGTGTATTAATGGATATACTTGCATATAATACTCACTACAATGCTATGTTAGCTCATTTTGCATTAAATGAATCATTTTTAGATTCTGCTCAAATACGAGGTAATGTTGTATCAAGAGCTGGATTACTAGGTTATGTTCCTCGATCAATATTAGCACCACAAGCAACAATTACTGTTACGATCGATGTATCGAATGCTACAAATACCAATTTACCAACATCATTAGTATTAGAACGTGGTACTCGATTTAAAACAATCGTGGATGGTGTTACGTATACATATTCTACATTGAATTCGAATACAGCGATACTCACAACTGTTGGTACAGTAAAGACATTTGTTTTTTCTAATATAGGAATTGCTCAAGGTATTATTCGCTCGTTGTCATATCGTGTTGATAATGATATTGAGAACCAAAAATTCCAAGTATCAGATAAAGATGCAGACAGTTCTTCATTACGAGTAAGAGTACAAGAGAACCAAGGGTCAACATCATTCGATAGTTATCAACAGTTTACTACACTTCAAGAAGTTGGTTCAACAAGTCAGGTATATCACTTACAAGAAAATTCAAGTGGATTTTATCAGATATTCTTTGGTGATGGTATCATCGGTAAAAAACCAGTAAATGATAATATTGTTACTCTTGATTATCTTACGACTGAAGGTACTGCTTCTAATGGTGCAACCTCATTTGATTTAATAACTGGCTTTTCTACATTAACAAATTATCAAACAACCATCACAACAATTAATAATGCTTCTGGTGGTACTGATGCAGAAACAACAGAATCGATTCGTTATAATGCACCTATTACTTTCCAAGCTCAGGACAGGGCTGTTACTTCTCAAGACTATGGTGCTATTATACAAAGAAACTTTGCTAACATTGAATCGATTTCTACATGGGGCGGAGAAGATCAAATCATACCAGATTATGGTAAAGCTTACATAAGCATTAAACCATTGATTGGTACTGCACTGACTGTAGATGAAAAAATTAGTGTAAAGGATATTCTTACAAGTAAAAATATTGTATCGATTACTCCAGAGATCGTAGATCCTGAATTTACAGAAGTTGAAGTTGATGTACTTTTCAAATATAATCCTGCTCTTACAAGTAGATCAAGTTCTGCTGTAGAATCACTCGTAAAAGATACTGTATTAGATTATAACTTCAACCAATTAAACAAGTTTGATGGCGTATTCAGACATTCTGAACTATTAGGTCTTATCGATAATTCAGATCCTGCAATTACAAGTACAACAGTAAGACCATATATGTTTAAAAGTGTATCAGCATCTAATGTGAAAGCTAATAATAATTTTACTCTTACATTCGTTGGAACTTTCTTCTTACAAGAAGGTACTAATTTTAACATCGCGAGTAGTGCATTCCAGGTCGGAGGAGTCGAACACTTCTTTGGTGATATTGCTGTATTAGACTCAAAAGATACTCGACGAATTGTTGTGTATAAGGTTGTTGATTCTAAAAATATTATTACGGTTCCTGATGCAGGACTTATCGATGCGTCAACTGGTATAATTACTTTAAACAACTTTAATCCAGATGAAGCGACTAATATTCGACTTACGATTGCACCTAAGTCCTTAGACCTTGCACCAAAACGAAATCAAATTATCAATATAGAAGCATCACGTATATTTGTTACTGGTTCTATCGATAACATTGCATACTCTGGACCATCAGGCGCAATTGAATATT